AAAGAATTTATTGGGCTTAAATGGGATGACTTGGGTAAGGCAGGTGCAGCGATTGTTGGACTAGGTGTGGCAGGTATTATCATCGGTAGTGCAGGTCCACAGATGATAAAAGGGGCTGTAGGACTAGTCGCAATGGGCGCATCACTTTGGGTTATTGGCAAGTCACTTAAAGAATTTATTGGGCTTAAATGGGATGACTTGGGTAAGGCAGGTGCAGCGATTGTTGGACTAGGTGTGGCAGGTATTACTGCCGGAAAGTTTGCAGGAACTATATCACTAGGTGCTCTTTCTTTAGGATTAATGGCAGGATCGCTGTGGATAACAGGTAAAGCACTAACAACTTTCGCTAGCATCAAATGGGACGATGTAGGCAAGGCAACAGTAGCCCTTGTCGGGCTCGGGCTAGCCGGAGCGGCAGCCGGGGCAGTGGCCCCACTTATGGCATTAGGTGCTCTTGCATTAGGTGCCATGGGCGCGGCATTATGGGTTATAGGTAAGGCAGTGAGTGCAGTCGGTTCTGGTGTAGAGACATTAGCAAAAGGATTTAAGGCCTTCGGTGAAATCAACGGTAAGAATTTATTAGATGTCGCACTAGGTATTACAGCACTCGGCGGCGCATTAATTGCATTTTCTGCAGGTAGTGCAATTGGTGCAATTGGCGGTGTATTCGCTACATTAGGCAGCGGGTTATCTAAGTTGTTTGGCGACGGATCGGCACTCGATCAAATAAAAGCATTCGCTGCGGTCGGTCCTGGTCTGCAAACAACTGCTAGTTCACTGTCGATTATTACGAGTAGTCTTTCAACCTTATCAAGCACATTGAGCTCCTTTGCCGGGTTAGATACATTGAAATCTATTGTGCAGACTGTCAACGGCATTGACATAACAAAGGCACTGACATTTGGTGCATTATCTAAATTAGGTACAGTATCTTTACCGACCCCCTCGCCCTCACCCGCTGGTGCTAGTCCTCTGACTACGCCAAAATCCTCAACACTAAACAGTCCTTCACAAGTAACGACAAAAGATGCTGGCAGTCCACAGTCAGTCCCTAAAGATCCTAGTAAGCCGTTGGGCGCCGGAAAAGAAAAGGAAGCGCCCGAGTCTAGTATAAATACATCACTTAGCTATCAGAGTTCGGTATTAGAACAAATCTTACTGAGTACGAATAACCTGGTATCAGTTAACAAAGATATCTTAAAATACGTAAGAGTACAAACATAATATGACATGGAAAAAGTTTTTTCGCCCCGTTAATTCAGTTCTTCCGGTTGCACAACGAGCAGTCGATAGTACATCTGCGTATGCCTCGACCGCAAAATATAGTAATTGGCTTCCAGAGGTATACTCGGGCCCACCCGATCGTTTGCAACGATATGCAGTCTATGATCAGATGAATTATGATCACGAAATTAGCGCAGCAATTGATACCATTGCAGATTTTGGAACAGAAGTTGACGAAGTTACAAAACTACCGTTGGTCATTAAATTCAACGATGATCCCACACCTTCAGAGATTCAGATATTAGAAAAGTCGTTAGGTCAGTGGTGTCGACTTAATAAGATTAATCGTAGATTATGGAGAATGTTCCGATCTGTGTTAATATATGGTGATCAGTTTTTCTTACGTGACCCGGAAACCTTTAAATTATATTGGATAGATCCGGCTAAGGTTGAAAAGGTTATTGTGAACGAAAGTGATGGTAAGAAGATTGAAAGTTATTTTGTTAAAGATATTGATCTCAATATGAAGAGTCTGGTTGGGACAAATCAACTAAACAAACTCTCAAATGAAGCTTTTGGCTCCAATAGCATTATATTTTCACCACCTATGCAAGGGAACATGAATTATGTTTCTGGCGGATACGGCGGTGCCGGCACCGCAAACTATCAAGATGGCGGCGCAACAGCAGTGGATGCCGAACATATTGTGCAATTATCGCTAACAGACGGTATGAATGCAGCATGGCCCTTTGGGCTTAGTATATTAGAGCAAATCTATAAGGTTTATAAGCAGAAAGAGCTCTTAGAAGACGCTATTTTAATCTATCGCATACACCGTGCTCCTGAACGGCGTGTGTTCTTTATTGACGTCGGTACCATGCCTCCTAATAAGGCACAACAGTATCTTGAACGTATTCGTTACGAAGTTCAACAAAAGCGCATTCCAAGCAGAACCGGTGGTGGCGCCAATGTAGTTGATTCGACATATAATCCTATGTCTATTTTAGAAGATTACTTTTTTGCTGTAACAAGTGAAGGTCGTGGATCTAAGGTTGAAGTATTGCCAGGCGGTGAGAATCTAGGCGACATTGACGACCTACGTTACTTCAATAACAAGATGCTTCGTGCTCTTGGTGTTCCTAGTTCGTATTTGCCGACGGGTCCAGAAGATGGGACCGCATCAGTCACTGATGGTAAGGTGGGTACAGCATTTATTCAAGAGTTTCGTTTTGCTAAGGTTGTTACCCGTTATCAACAACAAGTTATTGAACCGCTCGATATGGAATTTAAATTATTTTTGAAGTTCCGCGGCGTTACAATTGATAATAGTTTATTTGAAATAGGGTTTACTCCACCACAATCTTTTTCTGAATATCGTCAGCTGGAACTAGATTCCGCACGTATTAATACGTTTACAGCACTGACAGACATTTCTTTCGTATCAAAGAGGTTTATTCTTAAGACATACTTAGGGTGGACAGAAGAACAACTTGCAGAGAACGAGCGTATGTGGAAAGAAGAGCGCAGTCGTCTTACAAAAACCTTTGCACCTGAGCCGCAAGGTGGTTCAGCACCATCAGGATTATCCGATGTGGGTATTACAAGTTCCGGTATTGACGATATGGCCCCGGAAGGTGACGAAACTGGAGAAGAACCTACGGGCGATGCAGGTGCTACTGATGTTGAGGCAAGCAACTTTGGTGGGCAATAATGAAATTATCGGAATTTAGTTTATTAGAATCTTTTGATAGTAATGTGCAAGGTAAGCTTGTACGTGCCACCAATGATTCATTTACGACTAAGGCCGATATTGGCAATAGAACAATTGTATTTAACGCAGCAGCATATATACCTGATGAAGCCCGCACAGGTGGCGAGTGGGAAATAGAATTTACCGAAAAGACTCCCGGAAATGCAACATACGGCAAGAGTGGATCCGGGAGTGAGATGCAGGTATTTTCTTTTGTGATAGATTCGATAAGAGAATTGGTATCACGATATAGTCCGGATGAAATAATATTTGGGTCTCATAAGGCAGATAACAATAGATCTTCATTATATAAGAGAATGGCCAAGAAGATTAAGTTACCTGGCTATCATCTAGCAGATATAGCATCTGATTCTTACACAGATAAGTTTATCATCGTGAAAGACGATAAATAACTGTAGTATATTAAGAGGCACCCAAAATCCGCGCAAAAGAATTATTATGTGAATTTTACGATCCAGCCGATGACCAACTAGGTCAAGCTAAGATGGATGACACTCGTCGGCCACGATTAACTATGCTTCATATTCAAAAGTTAAGAAAATCTCGAGATGTTGAGAAATATGAAAAAGCTCAACACACAGAATTCCTCCCAGATATGTACGGTCAAGCACCATCAGATGACAGCGGTGGGCTCGGCGCAATGTCCGGCATGTAAAGTAGTAAGTTATCTCATGCAAAATGAGAATAAATAAACTTACCAGGCTAAGTTTTAAATAACGGCTCTTTTATGGCCATATCTCCCACTATTCCCCTCTGATGAGTTAAATACCTAGAATACTAATAAATAGTATATTGGATATTTTAATTAATCAAGGAGCGACTGCATGTCACAACAAAAAAAACTTGAAAGGGTTTTAGATCTACTTCTAAGTGAAGATTCGGATCAGGCCTCTGAAATTCTCCACCAAATCATTGTAGAGAAAGCTCGTGTAATCTATGAAAGTATTGTCGACGAAGAAGATGCCGACAAAGATGAAGACAAAGATGAAGATAAAGACGAACTTGATGAATCTGAAGATGAAGTGGGCGGCGAACCAAATAAAGATTTCACTAAAGAAATAAGCGCAGATAAAGATGAAGTAGAAGGTGATCATCAGAATGATGGTGAGGCCGACACTGAAGATGACGCTGATAGCGATAGTGATAGTGAGTTTGGATCTGAAGATGACGCTGATAGCGATAGTGAGTTTGGTGCCGACGAGGGCGGTGAAGGTACTACCGAAGATCGTGTTGAAGACTTAGAATCTCAACTTGCCGAGCTTCGCGCAGAATTTGACGCACTTATGGGCGACGAAATGCAAGAACCAGAACATGCAGATATGGGTGATGAATTCGGCGGCGCCGACGAAGTTGAACCAGCATTTGGTGATGACGAACAAGGTGCAGGCGGTATGCCAGATTTCAGCGGAGCAGGCGAAGAGAAAGTCGTCGGTGAAGTTGTAGCAAGTATGTTCGAAAAGAAGAAAGCTGCTAAACTCGAAAAGGCTCCTGAAAAGAAAGACCTTAAGAAAGATAAGAAAGTTGACGAAGAAACACAATTTTTAAATAAAGTTGCTGATACAGGTCAACGTGGAACTGCTAAGTTAGTAGGAACAGGTAAAGGTATGACACTTGGTGCAGAACAAACCAAGTCATCATTTACTAATATTCCAGCACGTAAAGACTACGGTGGAAAGCCAACTAAAATTGGTAGCGGAACAGGTGGTGAATATGGAAAGTATCACGGCGATTCCGCAGCTGATAAGACCATGACAGATAATGTAAAGATTGAACCAAAGAGAAATAGTGTACATGCTGATACCACTGCTAAGTTTACTGGCGGTAAGACAGCAGGTGACGGATTCTCTAAGTCTCCTTTATCTAAGAAGCCACGTTAAGGAATATGAAGGCAATGGCAAATAAACTGTACGAGTACCTGTCTTTTGATAGGGCGCACGTTCAACTTCTTGAAGAAGATAATAAAGTCGGTGGTAAAGATCTCTGCATGAAAGGGATCTTTATTCAGGGTGACGTAAGGAACCAGAACCAACGTGTTTATCCTGTTCGCGAAATTGCTAGAGCAGTTAATTCTATTACTGAAAAATTAAGCGGTGGCCAATCCGTTATGGGAGAACTCGACCACCCGGAAGAGCTATCCATTAACCTGGACCGCGTGAGTCACCTCATTACAGAAATGTGGATGGATGGTGCAGATGGATACGGAAAGTTGAAGATTGTACCAACTCCGATGGGCAACATTGTAAAGACATTGTTACAGTCGGGTGCAAAGTTGGGGGTATCTTCCCGTGGTTCTGGAAATGTCGGTGATGATGGTGCGGTTTCGGACTTCGAAATTATCACTGTTGACATTGTGGCGCAACCAAGCGCACCTAATGCATTTCCGAGAACAATATATGAAAGTCTTTTTAACATGAAGGGTGGATCTCGAGTTTTTGTTACCGCAAGGGAAGCACTAACAGAAGCCACTGCAGAAAAACAGCTTGTTAAAGACATTCAGAGATTTATTCAAGAGTTGAAAATTTAAGGGGAACTCAAGATGGCTAAAAAAATTGATGAGATCTTGAGCGAAAGCGTTGGACTATCCGAAGATACCAGAAACCAGATCGTTGGTCTATGGGAATCTAGATTATCTGAAGCGCGTGAAGAAGTTGCTGCAACACTCCGCGAGGAATTTGCACGTAAGTTCGAACACGACAAAGGTACTTTAGTAGAATCGATGGATCGTTTCTTAACAGACAAAGTCCGCGTTGAACTCGAAGAATTCGCCGATGATAAGAGAAAACTTATCGCAGAACGAATTGCCTACAAAGGCAAGTTAGTACAACACACAGGAATGTTAAACACATTCATTACAGAAGCTGTAGCAAAAGAAATGAAAGAATTCTATGCCGAAAAGAAGGCAATGAAGGAAAACTTTGGAAAATTAGAAAACTTTTTGTTGAAGCAACTTGCTGAAGAAATTCGCGAGTTCCGTGCAGACAAGAAGTCTCTGGTAGAACAAAAAGTCAAGATGGTTACCGAAGGTAAACAGAAGCTGCAGGAAACAAAAACACAGTTTATCAAGCGTGCTGCTCAAATTATTGAGTCTAACATTGAAAAGACACTGCGTAATGAAATTGGACAATTCAAGGATGACATTCGTGTTGCTCGTGAAAATGATTTCGGCCGTAAGATATTTGAAAGTGTAGCCGCTGAATTTATGACTTCGTACTTAAACGAAGGCACAGAGTTGAAGAAACTGCAAAAAGTTGTCGAGTCGAAAAATACAAAAATTGCTTCCTTAACTGAATCAGTTAAAAAGAGCAGTGGACTTATGGAAAGATTAGATGGCAAATTGAGAGCAACTCAGGACTTAGTTGAAAGACAGAAAGTCATGAATGAATTACTAGCACCATTGTCTAAGGACAAGAAGTCGGTAATGAAAGAGTTACTAGAATCGGTACAGACAAAGAATTTGCAAGGTGCATACAACAAGTATCTGCCAAGCGTTCTGAATGAGGCTGTTGAACGTAAACCTGCGTCTTCCACGACACAGTTGAACGAGGCAACATTGTCTTCCAACACAGGTAACAGAGTGAAGGTCACTCAGGTTGAAGAGTCTAGCGATTCTTCAGAATTAAATCACATCTTGTCCTTAGCCGGCATTAGAAAGTAATCTAGGAGAAATTATAATGGCAACAAAGCTATTTGAATCAAACTGGGGCGCTACAAAAGAAGCCCTTTTAGAAGGCCTAACAGGAACCCGTCGCCAATCAATGGACGTAGTGTTTGAAAACACTCGTAGATACTTGGCTGAATCGGCAACTGCAGGCGCAACCCAAGCAGGTAATATCGCTGTACTTAACAAAGTCATGCTACCGTTAATTCGACGTGTCATGCCTACAGTTATTGCGAACGAAATCATGGGTGTTCAACCTATGACAGGTCCTGTAGGTCAAATCCACACATTGCGTGTTCGCTATGCGAATACCGCAGCTGGCGTAACAGCTGGTACAGAAGCACTTGGTCCATTCGAAATTGCTAAGGCATATTCGGGTAACGAAGTTCAAGCTGACCCTGCTGCTGCATCCACAGCACGTTTAGAAGGCGTACCAGGTAACAAGTTAAGCATCCAAATCTTGAAAGAGACAGTGGAAGCCAAAACTCGTAAGCTATCGGCTCGCTGGACATTTGAAGCTGCTCAAGATGCAAATGCTATTCATGGTATTGACATCGAAGCAGAAATTATGCAAGCACTTGCACAAGAAATCACAGTTGAAATCGACCAGGAAATGATCTACAAGTTAGGTTCATTAGTTCCAGTTGCTCCAACAACATTCAATCAAGCCGCTGTATCAGGTACAGCAACTTATGTTGGCGATGAAATGGCTGCTCTTGCTGTCATGATCAACCAACAGGCTAACTTGATTGCAGCTCGCACACGTCGTGGTGCTGCTAACTGGTGTGTTGTTTCGCCAACAGCGTTAACAATCCTTCAGTCTGCAACAACATCATCGTTTGCTCGTACCACAGAAGGTACATTCGAAGCTCCTACAAACACAAAGTTTGTTGGAACATTGAATAGCACAATGCGCGTTTATGTTAACCAATATGCGAGCGACGGCGATCCAATCTTGATGGGCTATAAAGGTCCTACAGAAACAGACGCAGCAGCTTACTACTGCCCATATATTCCATTGATGAGCGTTGGTCCAGTTATGGATCCACAAACATTTGAACCAGTCGTATCATTTATGACACGTTATGGTTACTTGGAACTTACAAATACAGCTAATTCCTTCGGTAATGCAGCTGACTATTTGAGCAAGGTTGGTATCAACTCTGCTACACTGAAATTTTATTGATCCAGAAAGGGAGTATCGAACAGGTACTCCCACTGTAGAGATAGAAATACAAAGAGCCCCTTAATTTGGGGCTTTTTTATGACCGAAACATCTTGATAACTTTCTGATAAATATATGAAACGGTAGGTAAACACATATGGCTCAGAAAATTAAAGTACAAGATGGCATTATTGTCTATTCGGCAGCAGACCCTGCTGAGAATGTAGATTTCACTATCCACGGACAACTGCATGTTGATAATATATCAGGTTTGCCAGAGACCCCGACCAGCGATACCTCAGCAGTATCAAAGAAGTATGTTGACACTGTTATAAGCGGGTTGGCATGGAAACAGGCTGCAAATTTACTATCGATCAGCTCTATTCCGCTGACGGGTACAAACCTTACTATAGACAGCCACTCTACTCTTACACCTACTCATGGCAATGGCTACCGTATACTATTGACAGGGCAGAGTACAGAGAGTGAGAATGGTATATATACGGCTACCGTTACAAATAGTCCAGCAGCAAACTCCTATTCTTTAGATCGCGCACCTGATGCCGAGACATACCAAGAATTGGTAGGCGCGTCTATTTTTATACTCGAAGGTACTGTGTATGCTAACACAGCATGGACTCAATCTAATCATTACCTATCGTCCTTCTCTGGGCAGGTTTGGGTTCAGTTCGCCGGCGCTGGTTCATACACGGGTGGTACCGGCATAGGTATCACTGGTACAACAATCTCCAATACTGGTGTATTGAGCATCATAGCCGGCACAAATATTTCCGTATCTGGCGCTACAGGTAATATAACTATTAGTGCTACAGGTACTGTACCTACGGCAACATCGGCGGCAAACATAGCAGGCGGCACCACAAATAGTCTTCCATATCAAACAGGTGTTGGTGCCACATCATTTTTAGCACAAGGCACCGGAGTCTTGCAAGAAACGGGTGGCACGCCAATTTGGACAACAACGCCAACATTGACCGGTACAAATTTTAGTGCTATTCCAAATGGATCATTATCTAATAGCTCTATAACTATTAACGGTAGTTCAGTTAGTTTGGGTGGTAGTGTTAATATCACTGGCCTTCCGCCCCAAACTGGTAATAACGGAAAATATTTAACAACTAACGGAGCAAATGCAAGTTGGGGTACACTTAGCAGTTCACTAACAATCGGATCTACGTCGATCTCGTTAGGGTCATCAAGCACAACATTGGCAGGGCTGACATCAGTAACATCAACAACATTTGTTGGTGCTCTAACCGGCAATGCTTCAACTGCAACAACAGCAGGTACAGTTACAATAGCAGCTCAACCAAGTATCACAAGTATTGGTACATTAACCGGATTAACGGTAACAGGTACAACAAATCTCGGAGCTATCGGAAATGTAAGTATAACAGGCGGCGGCGCCGGGTATGTATTGACAACAAATGGTTCCGGGGGATTGAGTTGGTCCGCCGGTGTACCGGCAGTTGGCGGCGCATTTGTGTATACCCAGACATCACCATCAACAATCTGGAACGTGAATCACGGCCTGAGCGCTCAGTATGTTAATGTAGAAGTAATTGATAGTGCTGGATATAGCTATACCGGAAGATACGACTATCCAACAATACAGTTCGTAGATACTAATAACTTAGTGTTAACATTCAACTCAGCGGTGTCAGGTTATGCCGCTGTGACATCGGGCGGCGGTGCAGCAGGCCCGGCCGGCACATATACCGCAGGTGCAGGCATCAATATTGGCAGCGGAGCTATTTCTAATACCGGTGTCCTATCGTTTAATACGAGAACCGGCGATGTATTGCTTACAGGTAGTGATGTTACTACTGCTCTTACATATACTCCATATAATGCGACCAATCCATCGGGATACACATCTAATGTAGGCACGGTTACGTCTGTCATTGCAGGAACCGGATTATCCGGGGGAACTATTACTGGAAGTGGAACTATTTCTTTAGCGAATACATCAGTTACCGCCGGTACATATACAGCAGCCAATATCACGGTTGATGCACAAGGGAGGATCACGAGTGCGGCAAACGGAAGTGGTGGCGGCATAACGAGTTTTAATACTCGAACCGGTGCTATTACCTTAAGTAGCCTTGATGTAACAACTGCACTTGGATACACACCTGGGTCGTCTAGCGGCACAGTGACATCTGTGGGTGGTACTGGTACGGTGAGCGGCCTAACATTAAGTGGATCAGTCACAACAAGTGGTAATCTAACATTAGGTGGAACGCTGAGTCTAACAAGCGAGAGTGTAACGACTGCCCTCGGGTTTACCCCATATGATGCAACCAATCCATTGGGGTACACATCTAATACAGGAACAGTTACTTCAGTTGGTATGTCAGTACCAAGTTTCTTATCTGTCTCCCCGTCATTTATTACAACAAGTGGTACACTTGCGGTTACCTTAAGCGGTACAGCCTTGCCAGTAGCGAACGGTGGAACAGGGGAAATTACAGCTCAACTAGCAATGAATTCACTGGCCGGAGCAGTTACACCAGGGAGTTATCTAAGAGGAAACGGATCTAATGTAGTAATGAGCACAATACAAGCAGGTGATGTGCCTACGTTAAACCAATCGACCACTGGTACTGCCAATGTCGCATCAAATGTTACAGTGGCAGATAATTCATCCCCGTCTATCGCATACCCTCTATGGACGCTAGGTTCCGGGACGCAACAGGTGCAAATTACTAGTGCCAAGTTACAATTTGCCCCAGACACCGGCATATTAACCTCGACCAGCTCGATTGTTGCTAGTAGTTTTAATGCAACGTCGACGGAACGAGTTAAGGAACAGATAAGAGATTTAAGTAGTGCATACTTGAGCAGGTTTTCTGAATTGAAACCGCGAGAGTACGATAGAAAAGATTATACAGCACACGAGTTTGGATTTATAGCAGAAGAGATGGTGAACATATATCCTGAAATAGTAGGCCGAGATTCGGATAATATTCCTAATAGTATAGATTATAGTAAACTTTCTGCAATATTGACAGGAAAAGTTCAACAGTTAGAATTAATTATTGTTGAATTACAAAATCAAATGTCGCGAGTATTAACTTTACTAAATGAAACACTATGAATTGACCTGCGAAGTTAGACGCTAACATGTTGGCTTAATATAAGCCGAATCCTCTCGATTGCTTTTGCATTGCAAAAGCTTATTTTGGCACCCTGATGCATTGGACGGGGAAATTGCCCTAGGTTAACCCAACAATATCCGCAGTTTTCACTATTGAGTTCTGGGATAAATTCATCTACCACTACACAGACGAAACTATAGTATCGAAACTGTTTATCTTTACTCTGATAGATATCAAACGGGTAAATCCTTTCAATATCTGGTATAAAATTCATTTCTTCAAACAGTTCACGTAATAGTGCCTCCTTGGGCTGCTCACCTTCTTCTACCATGCCACCAAATAGCGACCACTGCATTGGGTGTGTCTTATGTGGAGAACGGAGACTTAGTAATACTCGTGAGGTTTTAGCGGACACAATTAGCGTGCCGACACCTACTTTATTCGTAATTGTTAATTGTGGTTCCATCTGGCGCTTGTATAATATTATCAATTCGCCAATATCCTGGTTGATATATTCCGAAGTAGGTATAAGTCCACTCCTGCGTAGCGGAATCAAATGTATATTGACTTGAGTTTGTAGTATTTACTACATAATTTTTTCCGATAGAATTTCGTGAATCAAAAATAACAACCCACTCTACACCATTGAATTGTATAATATCATTTGGATATACTACAAGATTCTGTCCCCAAGGACTTGTAGGAACATTAGGTGGTATTACCGGACCTTCTCCTCTAGAGTCAGCTGATGTTAGTAGATATCGCTGACCAGCTACAGCAGTAGGTAATCCGTTTCCGGGATAAACTTCCATAGGATCAATAATATCGTGTATAGGTAGAATTGTATTTCCGGGGAGGGTATCTATATCGGGAGTGAATATAAGTATGTTTTGATGCAACGGGTCTTGCGCGATACCACCTATAATATCAGAATCGTCAACATCAAGATCAGGGTCTAATTTTAGCCTTATTTTGGTGATATCGGGAGTGATCTGCCCATACTTTTGTATTAGGTCTTGCCAGCTCAATGTAGGGTCGACTTGTCCAAATTCGTTCAGCAACGTGATTTCTTCGGCACTGCCGTTCTTCGCAACAGAGATTCGATAACTGCCGACTGTGGTAACAATCTGCACAGGAATGCCGCCGAAACATGTGAACGGGTCATACTCACCTACCGCACCTACTCTAATAGCATTTACATCAGCAACATCAAAAACTTGTGTAACAATTTCGGCGATAAGACCACTTCTCTTAAGTTTAGCAGGTGGATTAATCCATCCTTCAATCTTAAACTTGAAGCTCATTACATCTCGGTCTTCTGTTCCTCCCTGCGGAATACTGCGATTTGTCCAAGTAAAGTCTTCCAGCCAAACCTCAAATATGGCTGTCCAATCCATTGTATTGCCGTTCTGCATAAGCTGTATCGATGGGTTGAAAATCATCTGGATCTGTTCCAATATCTGTAACTTGGTTGTTACATTAGTTGTCCATACATCTAACTTGAATGTAAAATCATAAGGAACAGGCATGTATCTTTCGACGTCTTGCCGAACCCCGGACCCAGCGCCGTATTCTTGAGTGAGTGGATCAAATTTTCTTTCCATGACAGATGACTTACCGACAAACTGTGGGTCCATTCGTCTTTTCTCGTTCATCTTTATGCCGTCGATATATGCACTGAACATCGGTGATGGAAGCATAGTATTTTCGCTTGCACCTTTGATTAATTGAGCTACCATAGACGATGGATCTCCGTACATAATCGGCACACGTTGAATTGTATATAGTCCGTTTGCGTCAGGACCATTTCTAACTTTTATGTCAGAAAAAATCCGCATAAATTGTAATAGGTATCGGCGTGTCTGACCGTCGTAGAAAAAATCTGACATTAGTTGCCCTTCCTTGCTGCTCTTTCGTCAGCGATTTTAGATCGTGCAGTTTCGGCAGCAGTAATTGATTTCTTTCGATCTGCATATAAATCAACCTTCTGGCGAACAATTTCCGATACGGCTTGTTTTTCTGGTACAACAGTACCATCTGATAATATAGTATCTTTATTATTATCGATAAAGCTATCTAATACTCTGTTATAGGCAGTCCAGTGTTTCAACACATTCTCCTCGATGAGTTTATAGCAATTACCTTGTTTCTGAAATAGTCTTTCGGGGAAATAGTCTATGCGTAGGTAATATTGTCCATCTGTCATTCCTTCCGGAAAACTAATACCTGCTCCTACTAGTGGCCCACCATTTGGTGGTTCTCCATCACCCGAGAAATAGTAACTACCAATGACAGGATAGTTTGTATTTGGATCGAGATAGATATAGAGATTTGCACTCTCAAAGAATTTCGGATCAAAGAAAGCATTTTGTTCAGCTTCTGCAACAACGGCATCTGTGATACCAATAATCTTACAAAATAGGTTCAATGAAGAAGTAATATTCGGATTAGGACCGGTACCCGGATCACCGTTGCCATCAGCTGTATTGGTGAAGCCATCGGACATAATGCCAATCCCTTGTCCAACTCCACCATCGTTCTGTCCAGAAGCAGCCTGGTCTAATATTTCTGTAAACTCTACAGAAGCAGTCATAAGTTTTGCTCTCACTAACCAGATATGTGGAAACCACTTTTGTCCATATCCAGCAGCAGCATAAAGTGCATCCTGCACAACATAATAACGATTTATACCTACTGCATTATCGAAAATTGGAACATCTCTATAACTTGGAAATTCTAATACATCACCTGCAATAAGTTTTCGGCCAAGTGAGTCAATCATATCTGTATAGTGGAACTGTACACGAATCACATCTGAAGATAGGAAAATTCCGAACTGTGCCAAATCGTAGTTTACATCCTGCGGAACGTGGTGCCCACGAAGTTCGATAACATTTGGATCATATTTACGATTATTATTGGTTAGGAATAATACGTCTTGAATAGTTGTTAAAGAAGTATCGGTACCACCGTTCTCGTTTGTTGTGGGTCCGGTATACATATGAACAAGAATACCATCACCCGAAATCCTAAAGACTTCCCCGACCGTACGATCAGTGAAGTTAAAATCGGCACCACGGACGGGATTCCATAAACTAATTCTTGACATAATATGTTCTCATTTCTATTATTTATCAATCATACCCAATGTGATTTCATAATATACTCATTCAATGATAAATAGCTCAAAGCAGCAGACTGGTATTTATGCCAGACAGGTAATACCTGAACAGGAGAGCTTATGTCAGTAACACTCAACGCTAAAGGTACGAGTGTACCATCCTTTACAATCGGCAAAGGGGGCGTTACCATATATCAGGGACTAACTGATCCGAGTCTTTCGTACTCAATGAAGGACGGCGATTATTGGCTCGATACATCTATAAACGCTATCAAGGTTTACACTATAATAGGAAATACGTGGCAAGCACCACGTTTGGCAGACCTACATTTCTCTGGCAGCACCATTACTCCACCGAGTTCCACAAATTTAACATTGGCGGTGTCTTCAACCAATCAGGTTATTGTAAGTGGCGGTATTAGTGCCACTGGTGACTATGTTATAGGTGTCGGAAAAAAATTAGTATATGCCACTAATGCATATTTGACACCCGAAGATAATATAACCGGCGCTGTAATCGCCGGCACAACATCTGCCAGAGTTAAGGTAGCCGGAGCGGATGTCGGTGTATTTACATCAGCCGGCCTTGCTGTAACCGGGGCGTCAAAGGCGTCTCAAGAGATATCAGTGTCTGGCAGTTCTGCTAACTGGGCTGCGGCAGATCGAGCATTGGTAGATTGGAATTCAGCATCGTCTGCAATGAGACTTGTCGCTGCACGTTCCGGGTCTAATAGTTCGAATATGCAGTTTGTGACATATAATGCCGGCACCGGAAATATAAATGCTACTATAGATTCGAGTGGTAATTTATCTGTAATGAACAGTAATCTTATATTACCTAAAACTATCAATACCGGTATCATGGTCGATACAACAACGCCAACTTGGGGTTGGAGAGATATTGTTGGTGATATTATTATAAGGGGTACTACAGGTGGATCACCCCCGGTATATTCGGCCTGGTATGGAGGTATCGATCAGTACAAGTTTTCAGTTGGTAACGAAGCAGATATCGTGTTTCACGTTCCGAATGATTATGTACCCGGGTCAGATATGTACATCCATTGCCACTGGACCCTTGCTGTCGGTTCTATAACCGAAACCGTCACTTGGTCTGCCACTGTAACTACTGCCAAAGGATTTAATCAAGCATCTTTCCCGGCACCTATTACTGTTGGTGTATCGCAGGTAAGTTCGACAACCGCATATAGACACATGATTGCTGCGACTCAATTATCCAGTAATGGGGGAAGCAGTGGCACACTATTAAACAGTGCCAACATTGAAATAGAAAGTTTAATAATCGTAAAAATAGCTCTATCCGCCAATACCGGATCAACCGGCCCTTTCTTGCATTGTGTAGATATCCAATATCAGTCAACGAATATCGGGACCAAATCGAAGGCTCCTAATTTCTACGTATAGAGTTAACATATCTACCTTTTGATAAATATATGAAGGTGGTTGCCTGCAACCCAACGATTAGATAAATAAAAGATAACGGAGAAATATATGGCAATTTTAATTTCAGGGTCTCAATTAGGCGTAATCACAGGTGGACCATCATCGTTAAATCTTGAAGATTTACACGATGTGCTTGTATCAACAGCATACACCGGGCAATATCTAAGGTACAACGAAGCCACATCAGAATGGGAAAATGTATATATCACTAGTGATGTTTATGGATACCTGAATACAAGTCTAACCGGAGCTAATGGTGTAAGTCTTACAAAAGACCCCGTCCTAAATACAGTCGGTATCTCATTGTCATTATCACTCTCCGGTGATGCAACTGGCAGTGTATCCGGCGGGGTTCTACCAGTCACACTAGCATCAGTTGCGGCAGATGTGGGAACATTTGGGTCATCAACTCTTATACCTGTTATAACAGTAGATGCTAAAGGCAGAGTAACTTCTGTAACCACTGAATCATTTGCAGGTACCGCTCCATTGGCAACAAGTATCGCCGGTGGTTCAACCGGGGCCCTCCCGTACCAAACAGCACCAGCGACAACAGGTTTTCTATCGGCTGGTACTTCAAGTCAAGTCCTTGTGTCAGGTGCAACCCCGAGTTGGACAAATACACCAACACTAACTGGTACAAACTTTACAGGTGTTCCAAACAGCGCTCTTACAAACAATTCGTTAACACTCGGTTCAACCAGTATGGCACTCGGTTCAACAACAACTACCGTTGCTGGATTAACATCAGTCACTTCAACAACATTCGTTGGTGCATTAACTGGTAATGCTTCTACCGCAACAACAGCAACAAATGTAGCAGGCGGAGCCGCTGGTAGTGTTGTATATCAAACCGCAGGATCTACGTCAGCAACATTAGCAAATGGAACTTCGAATCAAGTTCTTGTATCTGGAACAACCCCGAGTTGGACAAATGCTCCAGAATTAACCGGTACAAATTTCATCAGTATTCCAAACAGTGCATTATCTAATAATACAATAACAATCGGCTCTACATCAACTGCATTAGGTGCAACAAGCACGTCACTGGCAGGGCTATCATCAGTTACTTCAACAACATTCGTTGGTGCATTAACTGGTAATGCTTCTACTGCAACAACAGCTGGTACAGTAACAACAGCGGCACAACCAAACATTACATCAGTTGGTACATTGTCATCACTAGGTGTGACTGGTACTGTAACAGCTGGTACATTCAGTGGATCTGGTGCAAGTTTAACGAGTATTCCAAACAGCGCTCTAGTCGGATCAGGTGTGTTAACACTCGGTTCAACCAGTATGGCACTCGGTTCAACAACAACTACCGTTACCGGATTGACATCAGTCACTTCAACAGGGTTCACTGGTGCATTAACTGGTGCAGCCAGCTCTAACGTGCTAAAAGCCGGTGATACAATGACCGGCTATTTACTCCTTAATGCAGACCCGGTAGCGGCACTAGGTGCAGTAACAAAACAGTACGTTGATAATATTTCGGCAGGTTTAATAGTTAAAGCAGCATGTGAGACAGCTTCTCAGGCTCCGTTGCCGACAAGCATCTACGACAACGGCGCCAGCGGCGTGGGCGCAACTTTAACCGGATCAGTAAATGGTGCTCTCGGAGCAATCGGCGGCTACTCGTTGTTTGATACCTCCGGCCGTGTACTTATTAAAGACCAGGTCAATCCTGCAGAGAACGGTATTTATGTTGTAAATAACAAGGGATCTCTTACCACTAAATGGGTAATGACTCGTGCAGCCGACTTTGATAATAACCCATCAGGCGAAGTGGCCACTGGTGACTTCACATATATTGAAGAAGGTAACCTTGCAGGGACTCAATGGGCAATGGTGTCATATGGTACGATAGTTATTGGTTCATCGGCTATTGTCTTTACTCAACTAACAGGTGCAGGCGTTATTACCGCCGGAACCGGGGTTGATGTTGTAGGGAACGTTGTTTCCAATGCTGGTGTGTTAAGTAATGTCGCTGGCTCAGGTATCTCAGTGTCAAGTGCGACAGGGAATGTCACTATCGCTAATACAGGGGTATTGAGCACCATAGCTGGGACAAATATTTCTGTATCAGGCGCAGCAGGGAATGTCACTATTGCAGTGACAGGTACTGTACCTTCGGCAACAAATATCGCTGGCGGCGCAGCCGGTAATATTCTATATCAATCAGGGGCAGGTGCGACAGCAGAGCTAACAACAGGCACTTCAAGTCAAGTCCTTGTATCTGGAACAACCCCGAGTTGGTCAAATACACCAACACTAACTGGTACAAACTTTACAGGTGTTCCAAACAGCGCTCTTACAAACAATTCATTGACACTTGGCTCAACGAGTTTGGCTCTTGGTTCAACTACAACCACTGTTACCGGACTATCATCAGTTACTTCAACAACATTCGTTGGTGCATTAACTGGTAATGCTTCTACCTCAACAACCGCAGGCACAGTTACAACAGTAGCACAGCCAAATATCACAAGTGTTGGCACATTGTCATCACTGGGCGTTAGTGGGACGGTTACTGCTGGTACATTCAGTGGATCTGGTGCAAGTTTAACGAGTATTCCAAACAGCGCTCTAACAAATAGCTCGCTGACAGTTGGTACAACATCGATCTCGTTGGGTTCATCGAGCACATCATTGGGTGGATTAACATCGGTTACTTCAACCTCGTTTGTCGGCGGGTTAACTGGTAATGCTTCTACTGCAACAACGTCGACGAATATAGCAGGCGGCGCAGCCGGCAATATATTGTATCAATCAGCAGACGGCGCTACAGCAAAACTAACAACAGGCACATCGAGTCAGGTCCTTGTATCGGGTGCAACTCCGGCCTGGACAAATGCACCAACACTAACAGGCACAAACTTTACAGGTATCCCAAATGGCGCACTAGCTAACAGCTCAACAACTATTAATGGAACAAGTATTTCATTAGGTGCATCAGGTACAGTAACAGCGGCAGCAGGAACACTAACTGGTACAGAACTAAATGCAACAGTAGTATCATCTAGCTTGACATCTGTCGGGACTATTACAACTGGTGTCTGGAATGGAACAGCAATTGCTAATACGAAGTTAGCTAACAGCTCTATAACTGTTACCGCTGGTACAGGTATGTCTGGCGGTGGCGCAGTAGCGTTAGGTAGTTCAGTTACGTTAACGAACGCCGGCGTAACTTCGATAGTGGCAGGAACAGCAATTTCGATATCAGGCGGAACAGGTGCAGTAACAGTCAACAATACAGGTGTTACATCGATAGCAGGTACAACAAATCAAATTACATTATCAGCCTCAACGGGCGGTGTAACAGTGAGTCTACCATCAGCAGTTACAATTTCTGGTACAATGACAGCAGGTGCGTTTAATGCTACATCTACTGAACGTGTTAAAGAAGCTATTACCAACCTAGGTCAGTTATATCTTGATAAGTTTAATGATTTGCGACCGAGGGAGTATGACAGAAAGGATTACGTAGGCCACGAATTTGGCTTCGTAGCTGAAGAAATGGCACTCGTATATCCAGAAATTGTGGGTAGAGACGATGAGAATTTACCATCTGGTATTGATTATGGAAGGCTGTCAGCAATCTTAACTGCTAAGGTGCAGGAGCAACAGTCAACTATCGATAAACTAAAAGAACAGATGTCGATGGTTATGGAAATGTTAAAAGGTTCAATGTAAATGACTGCTAATATCCAAAAGGCCGGAACAGACTTAGATAGTCTGTTTGCGGCCCATGTCACAAACAACGCTGCAAACGCGACTGGATATCGGGTTGTAGGTGTAGACATTCAAACCAGGTATGATCCATTAGCCGCCCCTGCAAATGCAAATGCAGGCGCCCGCGTCCCAGCGACCAATCTAAGGACTAGTGCAGCGGGTTGGTCGGCCAACACCGATCTTGCATCTATCTTCTGTGGTAATGCAGCACTATACTCGTTGACAACACCATCGGGCGGAACAGGAACCCGCGCTGGATTCACTTCGCCCACGACATTGACACACACCATAACGATTACGTTCGCTAATGCTGCGGCATTGACAAACTATTTCTATTATGGTGGGCGAATCCAACTATCGAGCAGCAAGTCAACGGGTACAACGGCTGACAACACCCTTGCCACTATGTTTTCGAATATGGGCACTATTGTTATATATGACGCAGGTCATTATAGAACTGGTGCTAGTGGAACGATAACCAATGCGGCAGTCGGAGGCTCTAACATTGGAACAACACATACAACATTATTCAATACAACAGATGGAAATCCGTACTCATCAACAACGTATTCAGTAAGCATGTGGGCTAATGCTGCGGCAGGTGCTGCAACCGTTCTTACTATTGCGACAACACTTAGTGTTGGTACATCTGGAACGATAGCCGACACCTATTCAGGAACCTATACATCTAATGTACAACAGCGAAACTATTCAACTCAGTCTGTTCCGACATTTGGACACACCGGCCCATAAGATAGGTTGACATCTATCCTATTTGGTGTTACATTAGCAACTTGGCAATACTTTATGGTGAGATGATAGATGTTATCGTTTCGAAAACAACCACACTAACGGTTGACACCTATCTAAAGTAGTGTTATAGTAGATGATAAATAAGTTTGTCGCAACAAATATATTTGTCTTAAGAAGATAACTTGAATGACTTGACAAATTAACTATAACTTGCTAAACTTGCGGCATAGTATGTAGAGAATAGAATATGCAGATTAGTTGCTACCGGTTTCAAATAGACTGGAAGGGCTACTCGCTTAACTACTATATTTTTTACGCAGATGATAAATAACTTTATACAAGGTTTACTTGTATAATATAACTTTAACGGAATTTTTGGATTTAAAATGATTGCAAATAACTTGAAACACGCAAACGAGATGCATATGGCGAATTTAGCCACAGCATGCCTCCGCGCCGGTACAAGCTATTGGGCGACAGTCGGGTTTACATCACCTAGTAATGAACAAGATCCGATTAAGACAGCTTCCTTCTATAAGGACTCTAGCAACTAAGAAAGCTAGTAAATTTATAAAAGGAAGCCGCTAGGAAACTAAGCGGCTTTTTTGTTGATCGCTGTGAAGCGTGATGTTAGTTAGTGTGAAGCACTCCGGTAACGAGGACCGGGCCCTGCACTTTAAACATGGGGTAAACGGGCGGTATCGGTGATGGCTTATCTTTTTGTAGATAAAAAAATCCGATATATTAAAGCATATAAGTTTGAAAATGGGTTGTAAGTGACTTGGCGCACCGCCGATATCGACCGCGTCCACAGTAATCCTTGTATGTTTTAATATACGCATTCGGAACCAAATGGGAGTGAAAAGTCCGTGGCAGAGTGCGTAATATATTTGGTGCATTATACCGTTAAGGAGACGGTCCGGCCTGTAAAGTCGGCGCTTGATAGCTCTGATGGATCGTTACCATCATGCATCACCAAATATGGGCTTGTAGTGATACTGGGGTACACGAGGCACTTGCAATGCTTAGATTGGAGTTCGATCCTCCACAGGTCCACCAAATTTAAAGAATCCGTTCAGCACCTATAAAATTCAACTTTTAATTGAAAAATAAGGATTCTGTTTTAATTTATGCCGTAGAGTCCACCTGATGGTGATAACTGACTGTCTATCAGTTCGCGGCGGGTTTAATTCCCGTCTACGGCGCCAATATTCAAAGACTACCTACAGCACTTTAAAATTCACTGTAAATGAAACCAAATGTGTAGTCTGCTTTATCTTGATAAGTACTTGCATGAACTATGGAGATAGTATGCAAAGAACTATAGAAAATGAAGAACAACTGGTCGAATTCTGTGAAGAACAGATTGCGTGGTTGAAGGAATTTAGAAAAGATAGAAGTAAATTCATAAGAGAGAGTCTCACAGAAGACGAAATAAATGAATATAACGTTGTGATAGAGGATGACATTAAGTGAGATTATTTGAGATCGAAAATATAAATCGCAGTATAATTGTAATAAAACAATTATCAGAAGATTATGAAAAAGAATTTTCCGTCTTATATGCAGATTTACAGATGTTTAAGAAATTGAGAGGTATACGCCTCAATAGTTTTCTTAATAGTAAGATTATCCCGTTCAGACAAAAATTAAATGAATTTCTATCTACACAATTTTATGAAGATCCTGATATAGAACAGATCAAAGTTAGATTAGCAGAAATGCTACAACAATTACAATAGATTTAGCCCTTATCGTATAAAGGTATTACGACTGTTTTGTAATCAGTCTATAGGCGTTCGATTCGTCTTGGGGGCACCAATTCTGATTTAAGTATAAGCGTGTTACTGACAATAGCAACAAAATGGGAGTATTGAACCCACTACTTAAGTCGTTTGCCCGATTAGCTTAGTGGTACAGCAGCTCTTTCGTAAAGAGAAGATCGTCGATTCGATTCCGACATTGGGCACCATATGTATAAGTAATGTTCTGGGGGATTAGGCTAGCGGGAAACCGGTGCCTTTGCAAGGCTCATTCGCGAGTTCGATTCTCGCATCCTCCACCAAATCAATTCCCTAGTAGTTCAGAGGTAGAACGCCGGACTGTTAATCCGTATGTCGGTGGTTCGATCCCACCCTGGGGAGCCAATTTATTGTTAAGTATAAGGCCCACGGCCTGATCGTGAGTCAAGGCGCATAACTTGCCTGTAACCTACTAACAATTTCTTTCGTTTAGTTAAGTATAACTAGTAGACTTTGAATTTACTCTACCTAACTAAACAATTTTTTAATCTCTGTATGGCGTAATCTGGTAGCGTAGCTGGTCTGGAGCCAGGCGGTCCAAGTTCAAATCTTGGTACGGAGACCAATTTTTATAGTGAAGCGGTTAGCTTCAGAGAAGGTGTTGCGGATAGCTTGCTGTCGTTAAAGATCGAAGCGCAACTTAATTATCTTGTGTGTCGCCTACTATAATTTAATTCAGGGTATGATGAAATGGTATCATACGACCTTCGGAGCGTTGAAGCGGTAGTTCGATTCTACCTACCCTGACCAATTTTAATTGCCCGGTTAGTTCAATGGTTAGAACAAACGACCGATAATCGTTAAACCAAGGTTCGACTCCTTGACTGGGTACCAATATAGAGGTAGAGTATGGAAATAATAGGCTGGATAGGTAGTATATTTCTTGCATTATGTTCTGTACCGCTTGCCTGGGAATCATATAAGCAAAAACATTCAGACGGGATATCTAACGCATTCTTAACAATGTGGTTGGTCGGTGAATTATTGACTGCCGCATATGTATTACCTAAGCAAGATTACCCATTACTCCTTAATTACGGATTAAACATTGTGTGTTTGATTGTCGTAGTTAGATACAAATTTAATACTGCTGTCGTCTAATGGCTAGGATAACTGACCTTCAATCAGTGGAAGACGGATCGAAACCGTTCAGCAGTACCATTTCGGGTTGTTGGCAGAGCGACTGATGCAACTGGCTCTTACCCAGTACTAGAGGGGTTTGACTCCCCTGCAACCCACCACTTTATCTCGACTACTTAGTTACTATGTTATACACTAACTGTTGGGACCACTTTATGTTCGGCTCCTATGATCTCCTGTGTCTCTTGATGCATATTGTAGGGTATAAGCGGGACACCAATATGGACTGATGATCACTATGATATATTATTAGTCGATCTCCGATAATGTCGCTGTAGTTTAATGGTAAAACCACTATAAAGTGATCCTGTCAAGGATCCGTACAGCATTCAATTTCCATTACAAGGAGTTGATCCGGTGTTCGATTCCCGGCAGCGGCACCATAGACAAGTGTGTTTATCTATACTATAATGTAGCAACACAAAGGAAACTTATGTATAATGTTACGATGAGCAAAGTCAAGGGTGGTACAAGAGTTAGGACCGATACTGTCCACGGAACCTGCCAAGATTACCCAGTTATTGGCGAATCATTTGCCTTAATCGGTGAATCACTGGCCTTTGCCGGTGGTGTACGGCTTATCACAACAAGTTGTGTAAAGAATATCACAGAACAAGATGATTCTCTTATCGTCGAAACACAAAATTCAACGTATCAGTTGATAATTACAGAATAAATGCGTGCGGTTTGTGGAATACGTTTAGCCTTCCAAGCTGAAAGATGCAGGTTCGAATCCTGTCGCCCGCTCCAAAACATGGATTATCGATAAATATATATTTAGGAAATAGATAATGTCTATCGGTGTTATTTTTTATGTATTATTCGCTTTATTGCTAAAACACCTAATCATAGATTTTCCTGTTTATTCATCCTATGGATCAAGAGATATAACCACGCCGCATCGACCCATCTGGTATATACATATCGTATTACACGGTATAGCAACAATGTTTATACTTTATATGATGTCTTTTCCGTTTCTGGTCTGTGTATCACTGGGTATGCTAGATCTGATATCGCATTATTTAATAGATTCAGTATCTGCTTTCTTCGGGGTTAAGTGTAGGTACAATCTAGAATATAGCAGAAGATTTAGTTGGATAGTAAACATGGATCAGTTTTTACACTCAGTTGTCTATGCTTGTTTGACATTTATATTAGTTTTAGTTTAATATTTTATCCGGATAACTCAATTGATAGAGTACTTGCTTGATAGGCGAGAGGTTGTAGGTTTGAACCCTACTCTGGATACCAGTTTCTATTCCACAATCGTATTCTTGGTGAGTACCCCGGACTGTTAATCCGAAGAGATAGGTTCGAATCCTATTTGTGGAGCCAAATATAAGTCGTTAGTTCCAATTGGCAGAACAGCAGATTCCAATCCTGCGTGATGGGCGTTCGAATCGCTCACGGCTTGCCATGTTTTATAGATATTTTAAGGGTTGGTAGTGTAATGGCAGCATTGCGGTCTCCAAAACCGTTAGTCTAGGTTCGAGTCCTAGTCGGCCCGCCAAAATAATGCGACTTTAGCTGATATGGTTATAGCAGGTGCCTGAAGAGCACATGAAACAGGTTCGATTCCTGTAGGTCGTACCAATAATGCCCCGGTGATGGAACGGTTTACATAGCGGTCTAAGAAGCCGTCCCCGAAAGGGTTGCGAGTTCGAATCTCGCCCAGGGCACCACTTAAATTATGTGATTGACGCCACGGTTCCCGCTACCACAATGGCAAAGCGGAACAATCACAAAAGCATGGTAGTTAGTCTACAAGGTTTTTA